CCACCCCCCCAGAAAAAATAACATGCGGCAAAAAGGGAACTCTATGAATTCTATAAGGGTTTACCTTTTTTTAATTCATAGAGTTCCCTCTGTAACTGCTAAATCTAGTTTATACACTCATTGCTATTTAGAAATCCTTATTATATAATAATATGAGTGAAATCACAGGAATCTATAATTCGGGTTCAGGACTGCCGATCCCGTTTCTTATGTAAGATTTACCAAATGGAACTGCAATGATTAATTTAGATGGTCATAGCGCAACCATTGCTGGCCTGAAGTTAAGAACAACTTTACCTGGTAAAATGTTTTTCGTAACGAGCGACGACTTTCTAAATTTCAAGAATAACGTTCTTAATAAGTCGACTCAATGGTACGTTCAAAATCAAGCTAAGGAGTATATCACAATACCAGGCACATGGACTAGTGCTGCTGGAGGAAAAAATATCGTAAGTCTCGTAAGACAAGAAAATCTAAAAAGAGTCGTCGTACTAAACGACGTATCTAAAACTACTAAAACTAGATTATACCACCACACATTTCATCAAGCTATCTCATGTTCAACTATATGCTGTCAATACTGTTCAACTGCTCTGTGAATGAATCTGTAATCAAAAAATGAATCTATCTATGGCGTTAACCAAGGAAACATTCAGCTGCCCCTACCTCGCAGCACTCTGTGATAACCAGCCATCAAAGGCGTCCCTTTGACTAGTGTTGTGTTACCTCCAGTCAGTTATTTGCGGTCTGACAACCGTGAATAGAGGGAACCTACCTCTACTCCGTGATAACTCCACTGCATTTATACCCAATACAGAGGTCTTTCGACTTATATTGGGAGCTGTTCCGTTACTTCTCCTGTTTTAACGCTTCCTATTCAGCCGACCGTTAAGACCCTTGCGGATCCGGCCACTGAGTTTCAGTCACGTACGCACAATGACATTGCGTCGGCGCCAAAAGGTTCTCGTTGTTACCCCCGATGTATGCTAGCCCCTCCTCGCCTCATACCGATAGTCTCAACTATCTTGCCCCGGTTTCCCGGATTGTTCTACTATCTCCTTCCCTGAAACCCAAGGAATCCGTTTTTCATGGTTCCCGCCCCCAAAACGGAAAAAGACACCCAGATTCCCACTGTTGGCCAAATGGACCGTGATATGTTCGAACACCAACAAGCTGTGCTCATGAATGTATTTCAATTCCCACTTCTTTCAAATGATGAATGCCAACAGCTGACGAACACAGTTCAAAATAATAGATACAATTTTCCAAACAATGGTTCGATGCAGAAGCACACAGTTGATGTTACACTACTTCTTAGCGACTTCATTAATAAATACATGCCAGGTATTATATCCAAAATTAATATTCTATACGACTTTGGAAAGTCTGTAGACTATAATGTGTATGCCGCTCATGCAATCATCTATTCTACAACAAACGGAGAACGCAGTTTATCGGCTCATACAGATGACTCTGATATCACAGTAAACATTCCAATCTATATGAATCAAATGCTAGGAAGTGAGCTTAGATTTATTGGTACTGCTCCGCCATACGGAAATAGTGTCTGTATTGAATATTTTGAAAGGGGTCGTATTAGGCACTCACATGCGGTAAATACTATCTCTCACCAACTTGGGTCGTATATTCTACATCGCGGAGACCATCCTCATGAAACATCTGCAATATACGGTGGTGAGAGAATTACTTTAGTTTTCTGGCTAAAGAGAACAAATGGCCAAGAAAACTCTTCGCAGGAAAATGTCGAAGAAAACGAGGCGCCGACGAATTAAAGGAGCTGGCAATAAGACGGACGCATGTGCAAAGTATAATCTAAAAGGTATTAATACAAGCACACTTCCTGCCCCAACTAAAATTGATAAAGGTGACGAAGCATCATTTAAGTCAATAACATCCGCCTTTGGAATACCTGGAAATGACATGTTAATCCTAAAGGTAGGTTCAAATGATAGCCAAGGAGCGATTGCTCAAGGTAGTAGAGGTAAGGAAGGAGTTCTTTTTATTGAAGGGCCACTTAAGGCAGTTGGCCCGGAATCTACAACAACACTATTTGACTTAAGAAAAGTTCCAGTAAGGCCTATTGGAGTGTTTATTAGAACTCTTGCTCAGCCGGGATATCTTTCAGATTTTGCGCATGTTGTATCTTTGAGCCCAGAGCCTCGCTATTCTGAATTTGCATGGCCATTTGAAGACTCGATGAAAAGTGATAGCGAGCCATATAAACAACTTATAACATACTTTATTGATAAAATAAAAACAAAAACATATGTACAGTCATTTTTTCCCGTTGCACCTGGAGCTCCGGAAGACCCGTCTACAAAACTGCTGAATATAATCGTTGATAGACCTGCGCCATTACTACTTTTTAATGCGATGGGCTCCGTATGCTTCCGCGCATTCAAATACATTGTAGATATGCGGACTGCTGCGGGAAGAACAACAATTTATATGGGCCTTGTAGATTCACCAGATGTAGCCGCATGTGATACACTAAGCCCGATTTATCCGAACGCAGATGAAAACTGTCCTCAATGAAAAATATAGAGACCCATCTACATCTCCCTCCGTGACCAGCGGAGTATAATCTTCAGATTTATCTGGTCTTAATGAATCCTAGGGGTTTTTGGTTATCGAAGTGCTCCCCAAACTACTAAGCTATATATTAACTTTATTTTACAAGCCCTAGTTATAGCATTCTGCTTGATTATGTTCATTTGCAATTAATGGTATAACATAATTAAGACCCATTTTATATACGAGCAGTCTCCCTCTGCCCGATATGACGAGCTTTGAACATATAACATAGGATAGTCAGGGGCTGCATGATTATCCTTAGGTCAAGTCTGACAACTAATTAATCCAAATCCGTTTTTCATATAAAATGGGTTTAGTCTCACAAAGAGATAAGACGCCAACACTATAAAATGCCAATCTGTATTGCAATTCTGGCAAAAGGTACTCAATGTTCAAAGAATGTACAAAACAATGTAAGATGTGGAACTCACGCTAACTCACTACAAATGCACGGGCCTCACACAACAGCTTGCAGGGAGCTAGGGTATATTCATAAAAAAGAAATTGCTGACATGGATGACGAGTTTGAAGCTGCTCAAGACAACAATATTTTGGTAGAGCAAAATCGCAGGCGGGTTTATCTTGCAGATAGAGCTATCCGAAAGGCTGAGCATCGTCGCTCAATGGTTGAGCTTAAAAATCAACAGAGAGATCAGATTAATCTTACAGGTGTAGACCCAGATGAGGACGCAAATAATCGTAAACGTGAGCGTCGTCGGCAGCAGCAGCAGCGAATTCTTCAGTTAAGGCAGCAGATTCAACAGGATAATCTTATTAATAACCTTAATGCGATTGGTGCCGCAGTTCGTATTCAACCTCGCGCACTTGCAGCGTTTGTTGCTGACCCTCAAAATGTTCACACCACAGAGGCAGTTCAGCAGACAAAGGACATAGTAGACATTATTCGTAAAATTCCTGTTCCAGAAGACTACCGTTGGCATCCAACTCTTTCATCAAAGACGCCATTTGAGATTGGTATGGAGTGCAAGTTGTCTCAAAAGGCTGCATGGCAGATGATGTCACAGTACGCGCAAGATACAGCAATCTATGAGATTGAAATAGGAATTTATGGAAAGGTTCTTGATTCTGTATGGCAGTACATCAAAAACTCCTCAGACAAGGAAGACCTCTGTCGTATCATAAAGCATGAACTAGAGGATAACATTGGGATGTGTGCTCAAGGTAATCTGTCACGCATCTGTAATGTTCTTGCAGGCTACATAGAGGGTATTGGACCACAAGAGTCTCTAGCAGAGCGTCTTGGGCGTCTTCTTCCTCCGCTCATGGAAATTGATGACTTAATAGAGCGAATTCGTCAGGCATGTATGATTCTTCGAGACAATCATGTTCCTCCAATGGAGTGGGATACTTGGATGGAGCCACTTCTTGAAGAGGATGGTCAAGAGATATATGGCTATATTCGGGAGGAATTAGATTAGCAGTATAGCGTCTTCCAGACTTCTGGCTCCTTCTTTTCAAAATCAGTCAGAAGTATTTTCACAATACTTTCGCTAATTACTAGTGGAAACTCAACATCCATATAGAATTTATACTCTTTCATACTTTCATGTTTGGCGACACGCAGCATATTAAGGCGTGTCATCATGCTTTCCACAGTACGTATTAACGTACGCACACCTTTTTCATCTTTAGAATACTCTTCAATCATGAACTTAATTGCGGCATTAGATAGAGTGACGTCTGACTTAACAAAGCATAACCGTTCAAGAATATGTGGCCAAATATATTCCTTAAGAATAATTGTCTTATCTTTTTCATTGTACCCTCCGCAGTGAATTACAGTCATACGGTCTCGAAGAATAGGATGTACCTTTTCAATATCATTGAATGAGAAGATGAACAAACATTGTGACAAATCAAAGTCTACTCCAGCAAAGTAGCGGTCATGAAACTGAGTATTCTGAGACCTATCTGTCATATGAATCATCATACTTATAATTTCTTCACCCTGCGGTGTCCCAGAAATCTTATCAAGTTCATCAAAATACATTACAGGATTCATGGTACCCGCGTGCATGAGAGAATCAGCAATGCGTCCCCATAGCGAACCTTCATATGTATAAGAATGTCCAATGAAGTTTGCAATATCAGATGCGCCTCCGAGTGTAAAGAATTCAAATGGACGCTGAAGAACTTCCGCAATTGCATTTCTAGCAAAGGATGTCTTACCAACTCCCATTGGACCTTGAAGAGCAATAACATTTCCAACCGATGATGGATTCACAATCCACTGTGCAATAATTTGCATAATTTGTAGCTTTGCAGCCTCCATACCATAGATATGTTTATTCATCTTTGCTCGAGCTTCCATCATGAACTCTGTACACTTTTCTTGACCATCCTTCATTTGAATTGGCAAAGGAACCGTCTTTCCAAATGGGATTCGCATGAATGCATCTACCCAACTACGAAGTTTGTGACCATCTCCTCCATCTCCACATATCTCTGCAATTGTAGAAATCTTTTTGATAACACTTGATTTTACGTAATCTGAAATTGGTAGTTGCAGAACACGAAACTTGTGAGGTGTTTCTCCTTCATCTAACACCAAAGTAGAGACGCGACTCATCAACTGCATAAGTTCCTTTCTTTTTGCTGGAGGTTGACTCTTATAGTATGTCTCTTCTGCTTTGGTAAGTTTAATTGGCATTATCTCATTCTTTGAAGATGAGCGATTGTTTTTTGGTTCAGCTTTAAGAGATGGGTCGGGTTTTCCAACATATGTTTCAAGAAGATATTGAATAAATTCTTCATCGTGTTCGGAATCTTCATCTTCTTCGCCGGGAACATAATCGGAATCTTCTGAATCATCTTCATCAAGCTCTCCATTGACTAGCTTAAATATAAGTGTAGTCTCCTCCTGTGATGGAGGAAGTGTATCATCATCTACCCATATTGTGTCACCTTCCTTTGTGCGGCGACGACCTTTCTTCTTCGGGGGAGGAGGTGGACCACTATCGTCTGTCATGTTCTCAGAAACAGTTCGACTTCTTGCACCACGTGTCTTTCGTTTGTTAGGCATCCTTGATTGTTAGTAGAAATAAAAAGAAGTATTCATTTTCCACTAATAAGAATAACATGTCACTGGTTGTAAAAAAAGATTATCCAGGAGGGTATCCTGAAGATGCTCTAAATATTATTCGAGAAATGTCATTCACAAATGGTAAAAATGTTAATATTGTTGGAAGTATGTCTTTGCGTTCTCAAATTTATGCAGGAGATTATGATGCATATGAAATTGTGAAAACGCATGGAGCTCGCAACTTGGCACTCAAGGATCTTGTGAGAAAGTTTAAGAATATTGTAAGAACAGTTTCGTCATTAGCAAATACTTACATTAGTGACATAAAGAGTGGATCAGTTGAAGAATGGGTAATCATTGCCAAACCGTATGACTTTAGTCGCTCTAAGTTTCAGCTTGAAAAGTTGCATCGTGAAAAAATTATTTCAGATGAACTGTTTCGCGATGGACTACGTCGTATAAAAGAACATCCTTCAAAGTTAGAATTACTTGGTCTTGAAAGAGACTTTCGTCCGAATGTAATTCGCTGGACTCCGTCAGAAGTATATGCTGGATTCAAAAAACTTATAGATGGAAGAAAGTTTACATTATATGAATCATTTCAGACACCTATTATTACAAAACTTGATGTTGTCTCATGGGTTCAAAATAATCGCTTTACAGATTTTTCTATGATTTATCAGTTTCAAAACAATGGAAAGGACTTAAATCCAGGAATGGGAGAGATTGAGCCATCGCTTCGTGAAAACATATTTATGCTTCATCACGAAGGAAACTATTTCAAAATGGCAAAGCGCATGTTTGCACTTGCAAAGTATAAGAAGTACAATTCTACTCTTGAAAAGCTTTCTCCATTGTTTAATGGAGACGCTGGGCGACTGTATATTGTCTACGGCGATATCGGAACACTTGAGAGTCTTATTGAAAGTCACGGTATTGTTTCTCCGAGTAAAATAGACTTTGAAATAGACCAGTTTAAGGGAAGACTGTCAAATATTGGACTTGATAAATATATTCGCCGTGAACATGAAATCTTCAGATTAATTGACCGCATTGTAGAAGCTCGTAAAATGAGTCGTGAACAAATGATTGATGCGCTTAACAAATTAAAAACAATTTTATCAACTTTGATGTCGAATTATGCAAAACAATATCTATTAGATATGAATTTAATGCCTAGCTATTAGTTGAAAGTTACACCACCGCTAAATGCCCTACTTGTGCAGCCGGTGCATTTCTTTCGTCCGTTTAACCATTCGAGTCTATAGTCTTGTCCACGCACAAACCAAGGGTCTATAGATAGAGCAATATCGGTAGACTTGAAAATTGCTACTTGTTTTTTATACTTAGTGTAGTCGGATGAATCACGAATACTTGCAGAATTCCATACATATCCGGGAGGAATAGTCCCTGCTGTAGCACCTGATTTAGCTCCTTGAGAACTCATTTATATCTAAGAAAGCAAAGAAGATGCAATATATCGTATTAGGATTACTTGCTCTAGTAATTTTATATCTTGCTACTCGAACACGCGAGCACTTAACACCTGGTCCTCCAACTTTACTGACGTTACAAACAGATACAGTAGACCTGGATAGTAGACTGACCTCGCTAAAAGCCGATTTTGATAAAATGGCTGCTCAGGCTAAACAAGGCGCAGACGCATCTGCAACCGCAAGAGCTCAAATTGGTTTAATAAAGACATCATCCGCGCCGCCCAGTCCACCATGAGATATCAAAGTAGGGAGGTAACACCTCTACAGCTTGTTCTTTAGAAGGAGGGTTTGCCATAGAAGCATTTACCGTATCAGGTGTTAGAAGATATCCATAGTATTCGAGATTTGCTAATTTTCCATCAAACCCACCCGAAACTCCCGTGCTTACAGTTGAATTATTCTGCTTAGGTACATGAGTAATGCTATGATGAATGTATAGATTTCCATTAATATAAACATTTATTGCCTCCTGGTCTACAGCAATAGCTACATGAATCCACTTCTTTGCAGGTATATTGGCAATGGGAATTGTCTCGGTACCGCCAAATGTATCAACTTTTACCAAGAAAGAGTTTGTATTTCCGTCTACGAGTAAAGCGGGACACATGCTACTCAAGTCGGGAGAGCCTTTTACAAATATAACTTTTGGCTGGCCGTATCTATATGAGAAATCATCTATTTTTACCCAGCAAGTATACGAAAATGTTAAACCCTCTTGTTGGTCTTTGGACCGAGGAATAGCCTTCTTGCTAGTATAAGCTTTCTTACCATCTTCAGTAGATGATTGAATTACAGTAGAGGTAGACAGCAATCCAGTGTTGCTAAAATAGAAATATGCTCCAGCCACAACTGCCGCTGCTACCAAAATTGAAATAAAGATTGTTGTTGAGTCCATTATCTTTAAAATGGAATTATAGTTGGACTATTTATTCATTTCAGATGAACATATTCTTTCTTTACAAGAATCCTAGAAAAGCAGCAGAAGCGCATTGTGATAAACATGTTGTAAAGATGATTATAGAAACTGCACAGTTACTATACTCAGCTCATTGGTTGACAGATAGTGCTTTACCGGAAAATGCATACAAGTTGGCTCATAAGAATCACCCATCTGCCATTTGGACTCGCGAATCTCTAACGAACTACATGTGGCTATGTTCTCTTGGTTGGTGGCTATGCAAGGAGTACCAGTTTCGCTATGGTGAAAATAAACTTCACAAGACCGAACCGCAT